GTCATCTGGGTCATACCTTGCACACCTTTGAGGAACCTCTTGTCCTCGTCAGTCATCGGCGTTGATTTGCTTAGAATCGAAACGACTTTATCATTGGTGTTCTGTTTATACATAGCCCCAAGAGTCTGTTGTAGCCTTTGAGCGGAGGCTGTATCGCCAGATGTCATAGCCTCTTGAATCTGCGATTGCACATCCTTGATAGGGCTCTTGGACTGAGTAACACCCTGATCACGATCAAACGCCTTGGTTTGGGGATTCCAGCCCATAACATGGGGTTTGTTATCAGCTCCCATAATAGTCTGAGTTTTTTGCATCGACTTGTCTGTCGCTGCTGCGGCTGTTGCAGCCACCTTTGCAGCATCTGTTTCAGGCCGCGAGGCATACCACTCAGCTATCTGCTTACGCTCGAAAGCCTGCTGCCTCATATTTTCCATCTTGAGCTGCTGCTCCCCCAGCGCCGCCACCCTTTTATTCTCGCCATCAACTACCGCAGCTGCCGCTTGGTACGCAGCACTTGTTGGATCAGTTACCATCTGCTCCGCAATCTTAGCCGACTTTGACTTGAACTTAGGATCTTGTGCCACCTGATTTGCCCTAATCTCCTGCTCCGTCGGCTGCTCACCTCGCTGTTTTTTGCCATCGTAGAGCTGCGCCAATGCAAGGACTTTGGCCTGCTCCCCCTCCTTGGCAAACTTCTGCTGCTTCACCTGCTGAACAAGAGCCCCAATCCTTGGTGAGATCAAATCAGCCACAGTCTGCCCGCGACCACTTGTGGGCCCAGCCTGCGGCATCCCTCCAGGATTTGTGCCGGAGTTGCTTGGGGTGCTTGGGAGTTGGCTCCCGCCCTGAGCCTGGACCTGTCCACCTTGAGACTGAGGGCGTCCTCCTTGAGGGGGGGCCTGCCGCTGCTGAGGTTGAGGCTGCTGCCCAGCCTGACCAGGCATCCCATTTTGAGGCAACATAGGTGCAGGGGCAGTCCCAATCACAGCAGGGTTGCCTTGTCTCTGCTGCTGCTGTTGCCCCTGAGCGCCTGGAGCTTGGGTCATCCCCGACGCTCTGTTGCCCTGAGTCATTGCCTTGACCATCTGGGCAATCTTCTGCTGCACAGTGAGCCCTTGCTCGCCTCTTGGGTTTGTCGGCTGATCCAACTGTCCAGCCTGATCTGGGCTTATGCCCCCTGCCGCCCCAGACGAATCATCACTTTGAATCCCAGGCAATGCCATAATCCCCTCCTTCGAATACTCGACTCATTATTGCGCTGCGGATGCGTCGAAGCCGCCCGTAGCAGCACCCAGCAATCCACCCGACGCGAAGCCGCCAAGAATTGCACCCACAGTCGAGGGCACCTTGCCTCCTGTTGGCGGGTACGTTGTCGCAACCGCTGTCTCTGCACTAAGCAGAGGATTGGCCTGAGACTGTGTACGCAGGAACTCATTGTACAAATTGGTGACCGAGGTCTGATCGAGCGACTGAAGATAGGTGGAAAGTTGATTGCCAATCTGCTCCATCGACGTGCCTGCTGTGAGCTGATTCTGAACAGCCTGCTGTAACGCCGCTGTCTGCGCCGAAACGAGTTGCGCGTTCTCGGATGATGTGGTCTGGGCTAAATAGTTGGATTGAGCCACGGCATTGGGCGAGCCCACAAGATTCCCCCCAACATTCATCTGTTCTTTCAGATTGGCCTGATTCTGGGCAATGTTCGTTCCCATGGATTGAACCATTGCTTGCCATGCAGGAGTCTGATTAATGGGGTCTCCTGTCGCACTTATCTGAGCCAGAGTGTTCATCCCAGGAATTGAGCTGAAGTTCCCTGTCTGATAGGCTTGTTGAAGCTGTGAGAGCATCTGATCTTCGGGAGCGGTCAAAGTCCCAGGAGTGGTAGCCTGACCACTCGATGGAAGAAGTGCTGATAGATCGAATGGCGTGAGCCCCTGACCAACTTGACTCTGCAAGTAGTCACCAAGTGCATTTGTAAGTGCGGGGTCCTGTGTGCTCGTGATCGAGGTGTTGCCTCGATTGTACGTAATGGGGGTGTTGCCAGAGGAAAGGTTGGGATCTGCTCCTGTGCCAGATAGATAGTTGTAGTCACCGCTGCTGCTCCCTTGCTGCGGCACAATCCCGGGAGTAGTCTGCCCACTCGACCCACTGTTGGGCAGCGACGGCATCGAGCTGAAGTACTGATTGCTTGATGGAGAACTCGTGTTTGAGTTATTTGCAAAGTTAAACAACTGAGAACCTGATGAAGCCATACTCATCTCCCCCCATACGAAATTCGACGTATGATCGGACGAAGTCCGAAGGACTGCCTAAAATTCTCTTTCTTCCTGCGAGTGTGCTTTGCACCAACTAGGCCCACCTGTGTAGGGTACTTTGGATCCCCATGCAGCAGAGTGTGGACCATCGTGGCTTTCTCAAACTCCCCAAGCTCGATGTAGCCCACCTCCACCGCCATCCATGTGAGCACAGCTTCCCACTCCACACTCAAGAGCAGCGTAGTGCTCTCAAGTGGCGAGGCCAGAGGGTGCATCTGAAGAATGCGCGCTTGCACTTGATACGCCTGAGATGGGGCTGGGTTGAACCCGATGCTGTCCCCAAATCTGTACCACTCAGCAGGTTGACTTCCAGTCGGCGTGGTCACGCGATCAGCGTCTTGGTAGTGAGTTGGGTTGAGCTTAATTCTGACTGTGTTGTTTGGCGGATCAACCCACAACATCACATCCAAGGTGGCCTGATTGTATGCAACCTCGCCTCCAGACGGGACTGCTGGGAGCAAGTTCGAGAATGGGAACTCCACAGTTGGCGGGGTAGTCAGAGGCATGGTGTAGGGAGCTCCCCACACCTCCAGCTCATCAAACTCGTCTCTCAGCTCCCTGTCCCCTGTAAGTTCAAGCAGGGCGTCCTTCACCCACACATAGGCTCGTGCAATCGAAGATTGCCTGTTCTCAAGCCTGTTCACAACCTCTTGTGCCACATCAGCGATTGTTGACATAAGTGTTCACCTCTTGAACACCCAAAATACTAAGTCACTCAGGCTCTTGTGTCAAATGAAAGCCCATTGAGGGAAAAATTGTTAAGGACCCCCGCAAAAGTAGGAATCACATCACCATTGATGCGCACATCAAGCTCACCTGGTGTGTAAGCTGAGGTAAGGCAATCAATACCAAACACTGCTTCAGCTGCAGGCCTATACCCAGAAGGCAAAGTAAATATAACAGTCCCAGAGGCGCCCACCCTCAAAAGCCCTCTAAGCCAAATTCGACCAAATGGGTCCTTGTAATACCCAGCCTCTGAATATCCAGGCCCGACGTTAACCCATGAGTTCAACAGCGTGGGCGTTTGCCACGCCTGCGGCATCGATGAAACCCCGCTGTCCTGGAGCACCAGCCCAGTCGAATCCGCGAAGCTAGCTAAGTTACCCGCTACCGACGAAGTCGGCCCACTCACCAGCGTTCTGAGTGTCTGAACGAGCAAGCCCCAAGTCTTCTGGAGCATACTAAGAAAGCTCTGCACCCAGTCTACGCTAACCCCGCCATTCCCATCATCTGTCGGAGGGGTATATTGAAGCTGTTGCGGGACTATACTCATCTCACCTCACCTCCAGGATTGTACACAGGTGTCACCTCGGTGAACTCGAAGGGCTGCTCTGCGGCCCCACTGATTTGGAGCGTCTCATACTTACCACTGATTTGATCGTGTGCAATCACCTCGGTGATAGATGCGCCAGGATTCACCCCTCCAATAGCCAGCCCGCTCGGCTCAGCCTGAGTGTTCACGACACTCTGCCCAGAGTCGCTTGTCAGGGAGAACTGGATTGTAGCAGGCCCATTGTCCTTGTAGATCAACCGTGTCTTGGTCGTTGTTTTTTCGTGCCTGTAGTCCCCATACGCCAATTGACCGGAGGTCACAGACCAGGGCTGCTCACTCCACCCCGTGAAGTCGAACTGCTTCACGCTGCCATCTGAGAACCCAAGCACCACCGAATCGAAGGGATTGTTATTGATCAGAGTAGCGGGGGTCCAAAGCTGCTGCGCGATAGTGCCTACAAGATCACAAATCCTGACTGCTGAGGCCGCGTTGAACCCCCCAATCGCAGCCATCGTCCCCGCAACAGTCCATCTAGTCCAATTCATCTCCTCGTAGTTGTAAATCCAAATCGCCACATTGGGGATGACAAACCAGTATGCGTTGAACGGGATGCTGTTTATTGAGGTCGTGACGAAGCCAAACACAGAGCTCGGGCTGGACAGGAGCAAGTCCCCGAAGATGCGACTGCGTGCTCCAAGTCTTGAGCGCCCCTGAAGTGGCTGATCTCCAATAGGAGTTGATGTGGTTCCGTCAAAGTTGTAGACGTTGTCCTTACCGATGTAGGAGGCGATGGCCTCACCATTTGCGCAAAGAGAATAAGGGCAGGTGAGCCCCTTAGATTTTGCTGATAGAGGGAGGAAGTAGAATGGCGCTGTCCCAACTCCAGTCGGCACCACCTGTATAATGCCATTTTGCTGCCAAATGTACCCACACTGAAAGAGCTTTAGCCCTCCATTTATCGGCCCAAGATCATTGAACAAGTCAGTCACACCGCTGTCGGCGGAGGTCCAGTCTGTGGGATCGCCTGCGCCAGTCCAGCGAACACGCTGATACGCAACACCTCCAGTTTCGACTGTGCGAAGTATCATTAAGTGATTCACAAGCTCAAAGAGGAAGCTCGCTGGCACTGCGCTCGCACTTGTGACGCTGAAGCCTGCCGTGATCCCGTCCCACATCTGCACAGCATCAACACCCTGCGTGAAGCAGAGTTTCTGTCCAACCACAGCAAAGCTCATCCTGTAGGCAGCAGCTCCAGTCAGAGCACCTGTGACTTGAACCCAAGCACCCCCGCTGTACTGATACAGCTTTGTGGGAATTGCTGCAACTTGAAGCCGTAGGCCATTGGAGTTGAAGAAGTCTGCAAAGCCCACAGGCTGCGCTGAGAGCGCAGGCAGGGGGTTGAACGCTGGCCTCACACGACAAGACCCCTTGCGGTAGAGCATGTTTAGGGAGTCTGCGAAGCCATACTGTTCGATGGCTTCGATTGGAAGCTCACTCTGAATCCCACCAAAGGGGCCACGGATGGGGAACTCAGGTAGCTCAGTGCTCGGGTTTTGTCTTTGGACCGGCATCGCTACACTCCAATCGCAAGCCAATTTATAAAACCACCGCTGTCGCTGGTGGCGTAAGTAAATCCAGTAGTTGTTACAGTGATCAGACCAGTATATGCGTATGTGCCGGAAATTACAAGCCCGGGAGTGAGGCTATAGCTTTGTGGAAAGGTTACAGAACCGGAGACGACACCTGGTGCCTCTCCCCACTGCACCAAGATGCCGCCTAACAAGCTAGGCAGTCTTATATAACCCACCGCATTAGTCACAGACGAGCTATACCCCGCGGCTATATCTGTAACATAAGCGAGATCGCCCTCGTCTATGTTATTTAGGGTAAGCCTTAAATGGGCAGTTCCCAGAGCGTTCCATCCGAGCTTGATCGTAGCGGCATTTTGATTGAACCCTGTACCCTGCTGCACTGGGGTAAAACCAAGACTCGCAGTTACAAGAGCAGAGGTAACCGCCGAGAACACAGCGGTTGTTATATCAACCCATGCACTGCCACTCCACTGATAGACCTTGCTGGTATCAGTGGCGAAATACAGCAGTCCTGTCCAATTTGTCGGCTGTATGTCACTTCCCAACGTCGGTTTATTTGCGTCCAGCCCACTAATCGCAGCCATCCTCTGCTGCAAGTCCAGCTTCGCATTCCTAACGTCAAGCCCAAGCTGATTCGCAGCCTGCGTGTCAGGGGGCTGCGTCACATCAAAGTTGTTGGTGAATGATGCCATCTCAAGTGCTCCTTCGCTCCGCAATTACGTGTCCAAAAGGTCTTGTTCGTGCTCTTCCACTCTCTGGCCGATGTCTGATCTGAATTTCATCCCACTCAAGTACAAATTGGATTTGATGTACTCAATGAGATGCTTGCGCACGACTCGAATTGAACCTTGACCATGCCCCGTCGCGGTGAGCATGTAGCCATTCTTTGTGGCCACTTTGTACACAGCTTCGCTGCCTTCGCTGTGCTCACTCTGCTCCTCAGCCGCAGGCTGGGCAAGTTCAAAGTTGTACAGATGAATATGTTTACGCTGCTCCTCAGAGAACTCAGCCTGTGGCTCACCCTTCTTGTCAAGAATCCAGAGCCTCTGCCCAACCGAGGTCGCGTTGGTCTCCACATCGGCCTCAAGAGGAAACGGCTTTGCAACAACGCACATGACCATCCCCAAGCCCTCATGCAGCTCAACAGGACTTGACGCCCCTCTTGCAACAGAGTCCAGCACCTCGCCCGCTGGCGAAGCCATCCCCTCAAGCAACTCATACGAGGTCGCTGGGACGCCAAGGCGCATCGTCGGCTCCAACCCCACAATCTTCCCCTTCTCCGTCACAATGCAATTCACATCAAACATACCGCGGAAGCCGATCTCACGCAACTTCGCCACAAGGGCCTCTCGCACCAGAATCTTCTTGAAGAGTGGATGCTCCTCTGTCACCGAGAGGAACGTCGTCCCCATCTCCCCGCACGTCTCCCCAAGCCCACCATCCGCCTCTTTCTTCTCCTCAAAGTTGAGATACCCCATAATCTTGCCCTCAGAATTGCGGCAGTAGTCCTGCCCATTGAACAGGACCGATGCTGCGACTTCAAGGCCCTCCACCACTTCCATAATATCACAGTCGAACTTCCCGTACTCCGCCTCATTCCAGCTCCTTTGGAGTTCGTTGAGGTGCCACAGCATGTCCTCGCCATGCTCAAACTTCCCAAGGTGATTCAGCCCTTTCGGAGCATCACCGTTCTGCTTAAGAATGTATCGCTTACCGCCAGAGACGTGCTTTTCGATAAAGCGTTGCGCAGAGTCCAAAGAGGTGAAGTTCTTGGAAAAGACTTGGTCAAATCCTGCTTCCTTGAACCAGACTTGGTTGAGCTGCCGACTGTTCTCAAGTTCATCTCCTCGTTCACAGCCCCCAAACACAGCCTCGCCTCTGCTTCGCAGCCAGTCTTGAAGTGCTCCGAAGGAGCAGGAGTCGAAAATCCAAGTGTAGCCCTTCCCAATCTCATTGAACCAATTTTTGAGATGCGGAACAACTCCCCTGCCGATTGTCTCGCTGTGCTTGTCATGCACGTGAAACAGGACCTCGTGCCCCTCGACATGGGAGAGGTAGGAGGCGAGGTCAAGTATTTCTCCGAACTCACTGAACACGATGAATTTCATCTTCCTGGCTTCCTGTATTTCTGGCCTATTGCCAAGTCCCCACACGAATCTGCTCTGCGAGGCGCGAAGCGCGAGCCCCCACCTGACCTGCCCACTTCGAGTTCAACATCTGCGCTGCGGCACCGCTCCAATCCTGCTTACGCAGGCAGTCAATCATGTTGTAGAACTCAAGCACCTTATCCCCCATGTTGAACCACATGTTCTGCAAAGCGGCTCGTCGAACGTCATCAAGGAGCACAGCCCATGGCGCGAGCGAGAGCATGTGGGTGTAGGAGTGATGGGCGTCCTTCTCGTATTGAGCATCACAGTCTGCATCTGTCCACTCAAGCACAGCACA